ACACCTTGATCTACAAATTGAGCATAATCTTCCATTAGGAATTCTACTAATAATGCTTCCTGGTCATCTGAATCAATTTTATAGTCTAATGTATTATACAGATTCCCTTTGTTTTTAGGATATGGTTTTGCTTTAGATAAATTAGATTTAGCTTGTTGTATGACATACTTAGCATACTTTTTCATTACAGCTTCTAAATTGTTGTACTCCATTAGCAGATATATATGTCATTATAAATTACCACTTCCATATTTGCAGACCATCCTGCTAGTTGATTTTCAAATCTATCATAGAATGGTTCTAGTGTAGGATCGCTTTGTAGCTGATACATATCTCTATATAAATCACCCATTCTTAATTTTTGTATTAGTTTGTTTAATACTGATAATTGTGTGTTGAGAATATCCTGCTCATTTGCATTACCCTTAAATCTGTCTATAGTTAATTCTTTAGATTGGTCAACAATATCCATTGCTAAGACAGTAATATTAAATCTTAAAACTTGTTCCTGATCTACTACACTATTTACAATAATATGACCCATAGGAAATATGTCTTGCTTGTTTAAATTAACATCTGTAATATCTCCTGTTGTTACTGTATTGATATTTTTATCTTCTAACAACTGTTCCTTGATAGTTTCAGTTAATTGATAAAAACCCCTTATTCCTTGTTGGCTCATTTAAAATTCTTTTTTATTTGTTTAGCTTCTAATTCGTTTTTGTCTTTCATAAATGATAGCATCATTAAACAAGTGTGTACATTTAATTCGGTAATACTTTCAAATCTCGTAATATCTCCTTTAGCGAGTGTGTAAATTGATTGATACCAACCCCACTTTCTTCCAAAATTTGTTGATGCATCGAGCTGTCTATTTCCTGATTCTCCAAATAACTCACCATAACTGTCGATAAATCTATCCCTAGTTGATACAAAAAAAAAATTGACCCCAGAACTATGTCCATAGAAATTTCATCTAAATTTTCTTTAGAATTTACATCATAATCTTTGATGATATATTTATCTCCCATCTTGTTTTTTACAGGTCTATATAATACATTCATAGCAATTAACATATTTTCCCAATCACCAATATATGTATCTAAGTCAATATATTCACCTAAAGAAATAGCATCAAAGTCTGGAACAATTCCATACTGAATATTATTCATAGTAAATGTTCTAATTAATTCTGGTTTAGAATCAAACATAGTATTTAAAATGTGTACTATTCTATCAGCATCAGATAGCTTTAATAATCTAACTGATTTAGCATCTAGATTGCAGAAGATTTCAATCATCTTACATTGCAGAAAATAAGGATCAGTATTGTTTTTCTGTATTTTCAGAAACTTCTGATACTGTTTCAGAGATATTTCTGATAGACTGTTTGGAATAGTTAATTCAACTTTCATATATATATAACGTATTTTAAATTGATTTTTATAATACACTAAGATAATAAAAAAAGGGCAGCCATTTCTGACCACCCTATCGATGTTGTAACTTCCCCAAGTTATTACTACAACACCTTATTCATTTCTATTTTCTTGAGCATAATCCCAAACCTGTGAATGTATTGCATCATCAACCCAATCCCAATAAAAGTCAGTTATATCCATTCCATTTAAAGTAACTTCTAATATTTCTAAGTCGCTTTCAGGTGGATTAAAGTAATTGCCATCATCCCAATAATATTCATAAGATATATTTAAATTATAGTTGGCTTCATCGATATTGTATTCTCCTTTTACTTTCATAATTCTAATTCTTTTAAGTGTGTGTATTTGTCTTTTAATTCCTGAAGTTCTAATCTAGCTTTATTTCTTTCAAATCTGTATTTACTAATCATCATATCTTTTGCCATAGCATCCTGCTGAAGTCTGACAATATAGAAAGTAATGTCTAGGTATTTAGTGATTAAATTGTTGAGGTCTTTATTGTCTGGTCTAGCCTTTTGCCATTCCTTTAGTTTTTCTAATACTACTATTGAGTTGCTGAGGTATTCCAAGTTGTGTATGTTTTCAATTGCGTTCAATGTTTGTTGTTTTTACATCTTCTACATAAAGATGAAAATTCATAAGAATACAGACCAGACAGATTTAATTGCTGACAACAATTTTGACAATGAAATTCTCTAAAATCATATTTTAAATTATCTAAAACGTGTTCAAATGTCCAACCATATTCTTTAGCTGTAACAAATATAAGTTTAATTAATCTGATGTCTGTGTTATGTACGTTTTTCATTTAATTATATATTAAACTGCAATATATAACTATTCTAGTTATTAACAAAATATTTAATAACTTATTTATGAAATATAATATGTACCTCTATTTGGATTCTGGAGTTGATAGCTTACTGCATATCTTATAGCATCTATGCAATGATTCCATTTATCTATTGGTGTGTTTGATTTACGTTCTAACCAACAATAGTTATTTAGTTCTTTAATAAGATTGATGCTGTTAGAATCAATAATTAAATCATAGTCTTGTAGTAGTGAAATACCATATGTAATAGAACCCTGACCTTTTATTGACTTTACTACATTACATCCTTTAGCTTTAACCTCAGCAAGTAATCTTGGTTCAGCAGAATCACCTACTATTAAATTAGTTCTTGCGTGTTTAAGGTTTAATTGTGCAATCTCTGTTGTTGTTAATCTAGGCAGATAAAAACATTCTTTTAGATAGATTATCTTGTTATTAGTGTCTATGTTGGTTTCTATCAATGTTGATTCATCTGATGCAAATCCATAATCTTGACCAAATACAGAAACACCAATTTGTTTAAATTCTCCTATCTTCCAATTAGTAAATATCACACCCTCTGCTTTTGCTAACCATCCACCTAACATTTGATGTCTGTATTTTTCTGGTCTTCTTTTCTTGATATTCTCTATTTGGGTTAAATATGATTTAGATAGGTTTTCAATATTATCAAGATATGTTGTGTGTATGTATGTTGTGTTTTCTTTTGTAGTATTGCTACCTTCCATTATTCCTTTATCTTCAAAGAACCTGGAATATATCCAATGCTCCTTTGTTACAGGATTTAATATCAATATAACTCTATTTTGTTTTTTTAGGTTTCTAACAGATAAATCTATCTTGTCAAATATGCCTTCATCTACAAGTTCTTCAGCTTCATCCATAACCCAAGTGCTGACATTAGTTAAAGACTTTAGATTAGCTGTTTGATCTCCTGAAGATGTTTTGATACCTTTAAACAATATCTTACTGCCTGACATCTTATTTATTATTTCATCTTTTGTAATATGGAAATGGTCTTGTATGTTTAAGGTTTCTATCTTGTCTATAAATTCAGGTATTATAGAAATATATGCAGATGCTAATGTAAACCTAGTGAATAGTATTGTGTGTCCTGCTTCATAGGTTAGCAGCACTAATTGTAGATTAATTGAAAAAGACTTCCCAGAACCTCGACCCCCAGTTACTATAAAATATCTAGAAGGTGATTGTTGTATGGGTGCATACTTTTTATTTATATCTATCACTTAAATTTAATCAGGTCTTTGAAGTTTATATTAAAACCTTCAGAAGAATTAATATCTACTGATTCTTTAGGTTTACCATATCTATAACCAAAGTATAATGACATTGCCCTAGAATCACCTTTTAAGACTTGCTGTCCTAGTGTTTTAATTACTTTGTCATTATCTATTAGATTATCCATTTTCTCTATTAGCCTAACTTCATCAGCTTTTCTTGGTCTTCCTGAACCTTGTCTTGAACCACCATTATTTTTTCTTTTATCCATAATTGATATTTTATTGATTAATCAATCTTTACTATATAACGAATTTAACAATAGATTTTATAAAGCTGTTATTTATTTGTTTTTATTTTCTGTTTGTTTTTGAAGTGCAGCCAAACATCTCCAGGCACATTTAGCTAAGTGAGGTGTTCCATCAATATCTAATTCATCAGCTTGAAGAAGATGTCGCATAAGTGCATCTAGATCATCTGTGGATTTGTTTCTATCCCAATGTAATGGTTTATCAGGATGATGTTGTTTGCTACCTATATAAGACACCTTTGCAACTGCACAAAGTGCATCAGGAAAATATTTAATTAGTCCACTATATATAGGAATTTCTTTTCTTTTCTTTTGGTCTTTTTCCATTATAGTACTTTTTCTTTCCATTCCCAAGCCTTTATTAGTCTTTTAATGTTTTCTTCAACATCAGCAGTTCTATCTTCAGGAATATCTCTAACTAATTTTACTAGTGGTTCTTTTAATTTAGTTTCACAGGAATTGCATTTATTTTCTAAGTAGTGTATTCTATCTATTTCATCATAGTTTAAATCACTTTTAAATGTGAAGATTTTTTCTATTTCTTCAAGTTTTTTGTTGTGTTTTTTATACATCTTATATTGTCTTGTACTATACATAACTGTTGCGTGATCCATATCTTTTCCTTGTGATCTGAAAAATACTGCAATATTAGTCCACCTCATACTTAATCTATTTCTAAGTATATTAGCTAATAATGCTCTGTATTCTACATATTTTCTTTGTCGTGTGTTTTTAAATATATTTATTCCAGAAAATTCAATTATTTTATTAGCAATTTCAATAGGCTTTAAGTTTTTCATACTTCTTTTTTTATATCTTTTTTAATAGTTTTTCCCTTAGGATTAATAATAGTGTAATCGTTTTTATTTAAAAGTTGTATTGCCTTGTTTATTTCTTTTTCTTGTTCCCTGAAATAATGAAATATTTGGTTTTCAAATGCGTTTGGATTATGTGCCATTTTATTGAATTTAGATTATTGAGTTCTTAATTTTAAAAGGTTATAACATTCTGTATATTTCTGCCTTGCCTTGCCTTTATATTTTTCTTTGAATAACAAATATAGTTGTTTAGTGTATTGATATTGTGTTTTGCAGTCTTTAAAATATTTCTTTGCAAATGCTTTACCTTTTCCTTTAAAGTAGTTTACATTGTCTGCTGTATCTCCTACTATGCATTGTTCATAGAAATTATATAATGCTTCTTCTTCTGATATGTTAATTATTTGTTTGTGTTTGTGGTGATAATTATAAATCAAGCAGGGAAACTGTCTGTAATCTTTATCTATGCTTACAATCATTACTTCTTCTTTTCCAACTGTGTTACTTATTTCATACCAATATCTAGCTACCAGGTCATCTGTTTCAATACCATATCCAAATATGCTGCTGTATTGACATTTAACATAGTTATGCATTTCGTGAAGGAGTGGTGGTAATTCTTGCTTTTTTCTATTAGCTTTATATTTAGAAGTAAGGATTTTTCTAAAATTTCCTTTGCTGCCATTAAATGTTATAATCTTTTCTATTTCAAATTGTTCTTCCAGGTCATTTACTATTTTCATAAATTGATGGTCGAACTTAATCTTAGCATCTTCTATGTTTTCATAGTATGGATGATCTTCAGGATTTTCTTTAGACCTGTAACAACTAGCAAATATTAAACTATCAGCATCTACAAGTAAAATCATAATGTTAAAGTTTCCATAGCTAATTCATCTTGTGCTGTTTTTAAATCTTTTATTCTTGTATCCCAATATTCACAAGAATATTCTACTAATCCTTTCATTTCTTTTTTAGATTCTTCACATCGTTCAATTCTAATTTGTAAACTTTCTATTGCTATTTGTAATGTAATTAAATTCATATTTTTTTTATTTAAATATTATTAATAATACGATAGTTATAAAAAGACCTGTCAATGATATGCCAAATACAATCATATTACTGTTATACTGTTTATCAGACCTACCTTGTCTTGACCTGTACTGTCTAACCTTTTTTTCTTTTTTCATTTCTTGGCTTTAATTTTTCCACTTTTATTTGTTATTTGCCAATTATAAGTTTGGGTAGTATCATCACAAGGAATAAATACTTCCTTATTATTTACAGGTTTTAGTTTATACCATTGCCCATACTTATTTTTTCTCCATAATGATTTTTGCTTTTTCATATTATGCAAATATCCAAAGTGATGCCCAAAATAAGGCAAAGATTGATACTACAAATAATGCTTCTGAAATTAAATTTAATAATTTTTTCATTGTTTTGTTTTTTTCAAATATAGAACTATTTGAATTATAAACAAAATTTAATAACTTTTTTTTAAGAAAGATTAATGTTTATTCTACTGGCTTGGTTTTCTTTTAGAAGATAAACATCTTTTTTTATTCTTCTTTTTGTCCACATTGTAGTGTCTGGACAATATTTTTTTACAGGTTCTGGCAGCTTGATTGTATTTAACCAGTAAAGAAAATTACCTTTAGGATCATTCACAAAATATAATTTAATAATCTTTTTATCTAAAGACATTAATGCATCATATTTATCTTTTTCAATTAATTTTTCTTCATAATACTTTTTTCGGAACTTCATTTCAATAACACAATCAAAACCTTTAGGGGTTTTACCTGCTGCATCCCATCTAGAATTTCCTTCACCAGTCCATTTCAAATCCCATCCATCAAGGTTTAAAAGGGTGACAACTGCTTTTTCCCATTGATTAACTTTTTGGATTCCCATTATCCCAAATTACATTTAAATCTTTAATCCATCTATTTATTGTTTTGGGTGAACAGGTGCAGGGTTTGTAAAAACTATGCTTGTAATATTTTGCGTGTAACTTGCAAACCAATTCAAATTCATTGGCTGATAAGTATTGTTTTGTACCCATTCGGAATACTGTCCAAAGTTTAAAATCTTTTTTTTCAAATTTTACCATCTTTTAATTTTAATCTTATTTAATTTTTTTCTTCTTTTATCACAGTTACATTTAGTGCCTTTAAATGCGTGAAAGGTTTCAACTATATATTTGATGCCTGTATATTTTGTAATGTAATATATTAAATCTCCTAGTTTCATATTATTTTATTTAAGTGTGTTTTAGATACCACATAAGAATCACCATAACCAAAGTTTTTTATTTGTTTGTGTTCATCAAATTTATTTCTTGATATTGATCCTATTAATTCAACTGTTGGTAACTGTAGCCAGGCTAATACATAACTGTCAGCTTTTTTTCTTTCATATTGTTTTTTAAATATTAATAAGTCTGGTCTGTATTTAGAAGCAGAAGTTTTAACATCAACTCCATTGTCAAAATCAATTCCATCATCCCCACGACCTATTGTTGTTGTATCAACTTCTTTTCCAGAATAGATAGAATAAGCTAATTCACCTAAAGCACCAACATAATGTCTATGCCATCCATCTTTACTTTTAAAACAATTTATGCTGTTTTTAGTTTCTGAATGATTCATAGAGCCTGATCTTTTTATTGCTAAGTCTTTGCACCATTGCATTTGTTCAGGAGTTAATTTAATTTTCATAATAATTTTTTCAGTTTGTCTTTAACTTTTCTGTATGTATTATAAAGTGAGTAATACTGAATATAAGATTTTCTAGAAAATTCTGCAATACTTTCACCATTATTTATTATTTCAAAAACCTTTCTGTCATACCACCACATTTCGTTTAATGCCTGTTTTACCTTTTCATAGCTTTCATCATAATTAACATCATTATTAATTAGATGAACATTGTCTAAGGGAATCATTGATATATTTTTACCTTTTCTTTTTAGGTCTAGAAATAGTGTTCTAAGTGTTTTAAATATATAGTAGTAGTTGATTTCATCTTTATACATTATATCTAAGCCTTTTTCAAGTTTTAGTTGTATTTTAATATACATTTCTTGGGTTATGTCTTCTGCTGTTCTTTTATTGCAGCCAAATGTTTTAACAATATCTATCCAGGTATTGTGTTTATTTGCAATAAGAATCATTTTTTTTTTAACCATTACTTTTTAAAGGGTCATATAAATCATCAACCACCAAAGGTAAACCATAATCATTTACTTCAAAACTGAATGTATCAAATGCATAGTTTCTACTTTGTTTACAATGCACAGTAATCCAGTCTTTATTAACTGTATTCTGTTCAAGTTCGATAATTGTTTCCGATTTTTTGGCTAGTGCTGAACCAAGATGTCCTGTCATTTTGGAAGTTCCGAAATTATTATGAATAACACAAATTATTGCACAATTATATTTTTCAGAAAGTTCCATTAATTTTTGAACACAAGCATTACAACTTATTAAATCATTAACATCACCAACCATATCAGCAACACCATCTAAACAAACTAAAGATGGTTCAGTTAATTTACTCAAATAGTATTCCAGAAAATTCATTCTGTCTTTAAAAGGAATTGTTCTTAATGCAAATGTATTGTATTTACTTACATCTGTATTATAATCCATAGAAAAAGGTCTAGAAAAGCAATTCTGTGAATGCCACCTAGACTGCTCTGTATCTATGTGAACACAGTTTCCATTACCTCTATGACCTTTTAATTGACCACCATACATATTTGACCCACTTAAAAAAACAGAAGCTAATAATGATATAAAAAAAGATTTCTTTGTTTTTGGTGGTGCAGCTAATGATATTATATTTCCATAACTGCAAATTGGAATTGGTAGAAGTTTATCTCCTGATCTTGATTTTATTAATTGTTCACCATAAGATAAAGCTACTGGTGGATAGTCTATTTTTTCTTTTGTGTCTATATAGCAATCTTCTTCAATTAATTGCATATATAGATATTGTTCTGTCTGTTTTTCTGTCATTGAATAAAGATAAAAAAAAAAGGTACAGATTCTAAAATCCATACCTTAATTATTATTAAAAAAGTATTTACTAGAATGGTAAGTCTGTTGTGTGTGCAGATTCTGTTCCTGAAATAATATCAAGTTTTTGTTCTTCACGTTCTGCTAGAACAATATTAGAATCAGTCCAAACAACTTTTCCATTTCCTAAATAGTTTTTAGGTTTTTTTGCTTCACGTTCTTCTTTAGTTTGTGAATCAGTTATTGCTACATTATTACCATATCTAGTTTCATCTTGAATAGATATTGTAAAGTTGTAATAGATTGGTGTTTTACCTTCAGCATCTGGTTTACCTTTTTTAAATTTTTCTTTAGGCATTTTATCTACCCTGATACTTGCATTAATTAGTGAACTCATAGTTATTGATTTTTATTGATTGTTAAATTATTTAATTGTTTTTCTATATCATCAGACATATTCCATTTTTCTTTTATGTCTTTTATTGTGTATTTACCAGAAATTATAGCATTTTCACAATTTTTTATATCATTCTTTTTTAATAACCAATCTTTTGGTTTTGGTTTTTGTTTTGATTTTGCTGCTAGATTACCATCATCATCTACTGCTTGTAAGCCTAATAAAGATGCTAAAGTGTATCTACGATAATAAGTTATTTCTGAACCTTTTTTCTGTGCATCTAATCCTTTACTAAGTTTTAATGAAGATTCTATTGATCCACCATCTAAATCTACTAATACAGTTCTAACATATTCATCTGTAATAGGTTGAACTAAACATATTTTATGTTTTTCTAGTAATGGGTCTAGCTGTTTAATTAGTGAATTAATGTCAAAATATTTAGACCTGTAAAAAGGATTTGAAGCATCTTTGCTTATTGTACCTATTTCTTTTCTTAATTGAAATATCTTATGATATATATTATTTTTCATTTATCTGTTTTTTGGATTTGTAATTACTTCTAATTTAGCTTCTAGTAATTCAACTTTACTAGTTAAGGCTTCTACTTTATACTTATATTCTAATAATAAAGTATCTTTTGTCTGATGTGAATAATTTTCTCTGAATGTTGCAAACATTATTCTATGTGTGTTAAGGTTGATTTTAACCAGAATATTTTATTTTCAAATAATTTCTGATTTTTTGTATCTCCCATTATAGATGCGTGTGAATGCATCACTTCTAATGTTTTGATTTGTTTTTCAATGTCTTGTTTTTGTGTTTGTAATGCCATTTTTAAATGTTTTTATAAATTAAACTTAAACAAATATAAACAATTTTGTTAATAAAACAAATTTGGACACAAAAAAAAAGGATTAAAATTAATTAACCCCTTCTTTCATAAAGGACAAAACAAACAGAATACTGTAAAGATATACTATTCCATTAAATCTACAAAATTTTTATACCTTAATATCATTTCTTCTATCTCTGGGTTAGTTAGTTTAATTATTTGTTTAGCTTTTAAGTGTAATCTTTCAGCAGTTCCTGAACCATATTTAATATCTAGTTTATTACCAAATACATACTGTTCACCATATTTAAATACATTACACCCTGCACATTGTACTTGGCAGTTTATCTCACAGAATCTAGTGGAATAGTGTTTACGACTTTGAAAATGACCATTCTGTAATTTTTTCCAATGATCTTTTTTGCCACAAGTAAAACAAGTTGCAATATCATTTATTGCGTTTTTTCTTCTAATATATATGCTGAATATAGTATCTAGTTTTTTAACTAATTTACTTCTTGTTAGTTTTTTAGCCATTATCTATCTTGATGTTGTAGAAATTGTCTTCCTATTTCAGCATCTAATTTAGATATTACTTTATATATATATCTACTATTTTTTTTAACTATTTCTTTTTCTGATTTTGTTGTTTCTAAACCACAATTAGTATATTGTGTTGCATCTATTTCTAACATTCTATTTATTTTTTCAATCTTAGAAATTGTTTTATAGTTAAATATTTTATCTATTAATTCTTTTGAATATATCATAATGTTTTTTTATAAAAGTAATTAAAAAAAAAGAAAGAAAAAAAAAGCCTACAAAAAAAGAAAGAAAACAAAAGAATGTTAAAAGGGTATCTGATCCAATTATATCCCTATAAAAGTTTGGCAACTTATTCAGATTTGCGACTGATCCTGTAAATATATAAAAATTATTTAAATATTACTGTCTTTTAATTTTTTCATAACTACGACCACCAAAATATGAGCCAATTACTGTAATTAAAACAAGCTGTAATAAGTCAATCCAAGAAGATTTAACTTCAAATTCTAAAACTCCTGCATCAATAAATACCATCAATACAGTTGAAAATACCAGGAATATCAAAACAAGTGGTCTAACATTTTTGCTTAACCAACTGTCGCTATTCATATCATTTTTCCATCTTTCAGTTATGTTTTTTTGAATGTCAGATTCTGCATTAATCCAAACCTGTGTCATTTCTTTTTCAAACTGAGCCTTTTCAACTTTACTAAATGTGTGCTTGTCTATTATGTCTGATATTTTTTCAGCTATATTAGAACCTGTAGCACCAAATATTTTAGCAAGGATTTTTTTCATTTTTTATTTTTATTCATCAAGTACCATTTCTGTACTGTATATCCGATTGTTACACTAAGTAAAATAATTTTCAGAACCATATCAATGTTAGTTAATGATATTCCAAAGCTGCTTAAATTAATTACTAGAGTTTTGTAGTCCATAATCATTTCTTGTCAATTTGTTTTAGTTTATTTATTACTTAATTTATTCCTGCTTCCCTTAAAGGACTGGTAGCAAATAGCTATAGCCTGTGATTTATCGTGATACTTCATAAGTTGAGGTACACACCTAATCATAAAAGCACTTTGCTTTTCACCTTCTTTTTTTTTTGGTATTGGCATTTAATAGAATTTAAAATGTAACACAATTATTAATAAATATATATTTAGTTCAGTATAATCAGAATCAGTTTCTTTAGGTAAATAGCTGAAACCAACTAATAAACCGACCAATGACCTATCTAATATGTTAAACTCCCATTTCATTAGCAATTATCACAATCTTCCCAAGTATAATATTTACCTCGTTTTTTAGTAACTAGAACTTGTCTTCTATTGTCTTTTTTGCTTTTGTATGAAACGTGTAACCATTTTGGCTCATCACCAAATTCCCAAATTAATTGGTCAAAGTCTAAATTATCTTTAATGTAATGAAACATCTCTAAGTTAGTTTTACCACCCATTGATGTGATGTC